GTTAGGCGACCCACGAGAGGAATGCGGTCCAGACTTCATCAGCGGCAACAGCCGTCCGCGAAGTTCAGGGAAAATCCAACCCGAAAGCCCTTTTGCTCGAAGAGCTTCCACGTCTTCATCATCAACTTGATACTTGAGAAGTTTCACCTTGAACGAATCTGTTAGCCAAGGGACAAAGCTACTGTTCGTAAACTCTATCCAATTAACTATAAATTTGTTAGTGAGTTTCTTCCCAGGATCTGTGATAGTCGAAATAGAAAGCTTTCCGCGAAACTCTAAGACCCTGTACAACGTACAGAGGCCTAAAGCGTACCGGATCGCTCCTAAATCTCCCTGTCTGATCCTCGCGCGCAGTTGCGCTGGTAGCCATCTGGGCATCCCAGTACGGGTACGAGCGATCTTCGGGCCATAGACCTTGGAGTCGGACACTGAGTCTTGAGCTAGCGTTTTCATTATAAATAATGATGACGCCTTCAATCTCAGAGCCAACCCTCTCGGTCCCTGGTCCTTGTATACACAACTCGCCCACCTAGCAAATATAAATGTAGCTTTCACAAACGATAAGGCACTAGATCCAGAGATTAGCGGAACCACCTTTAACAGTGGTCCCACCAACCTGCGACTACTTTTTACGGTAATCTGCCAAATACTAGAAGCTGTCTTTAACAATGACTTATTAAATAGAGCATTCATAATAAATTAATTAAAATAATATTATTCCTTGCATACGATAGGATGATTACTCACCCAACCATATACTCAGATAGTATCCTTCAGTTTCCACTTACCCGAAGAAGGGAGGTGGGCTGCAGGCAGGCGTCGAACGCCAGGCGGATCGCCTTACGGTTGCCTCAGGCAAACTAAGACCGTCTCACCACCCGCCCCGCACAGAACTCGAAAGTTGCTGTACGGGAACTTTTACTGGTAACCCACATTGTTTGGGAATCCCAGGTGATAGGTTGTCATCTCTCTGAGGTGCCGCTATATTTCGCTAGGCGGGGGCGTTATCTTAACGCTCCCGGCTATTTCTGGATATAGTAAAGTTACCATCGATGGAAGTCATGGTACGATACCCCTATCATCTCAGATCGCCGTGTGGTTCTCCCGGAGCGGGAGCACGAGATCTGAAAGACTCAATCTCGAAACTATTTCCGGATTCACACCGTGTTCTAGTTGTTGAGTGAGAGTTCAAGGTAGTCGTAGCAAGCCTTGCTTGCACGAGAGAGGGATACTGGCCGAACCAGCCTACGCCTCTGCTCCGATGTCTCAGAAATGAAATATCGAAATGCCTTTAAGGAAGCCAATGCTCCCACATAACAGAT